GCCATGCCGTGGACGTGGGTACACGGCCACGAAGTTCACGTGCCATGCCGTGGACGTGGGTACACGTCCACGAAGTTCACGTGCCATGCCGTGGACGTGGGTACACGGCCACGAAGTTCACGTGCCATGCCGTGGACGTGGGTACACGGCCACGAAGTTCACGTGCCATGCCGTGGACGTGGGTACACGGCCACGAAGTTCACGTGCCATGCCGTGGACGTGAGTACACGTCCACGAAGTTCACGTACCATGCCGTGAAGGAAAGTGCATTGAAAGATACGACCTATTCAGGCCTCGCCTGCAACGCCTTCTCTGCCAATTCCAGCGCCGCCGACATCGCTTTCCCCTGCGAGATCGCCACCCGCGGCGAGAGCAACGCCTGCACGCGCGCCAGCCGCTCCGCATCCAGGTCCGACCACCTGACCGTCAGCCGACCGACGCGCGCATGTTCCACTTCGTGCCGACCCATTTTCTTGGCAGATTTCTTTGTTATGTATTTCACTTGTTCTTCCATCGTTTATTTCTCCTTGCTTGCATTATACGCTTACGTCTTGCTTCTTGTCAATGCTTGCGGAATTGTTCCTCATTGTTTCGGCAAACGTGCGCGAAAGCCCCATGCACCTCTGAAAGAGCCATGCACTTCTGAAAGAGCCACTCAGTTCTTTTCTATAACCCATACACTCTTGAAAGCCCCATACACTTCTGTACGTGCCACTCAGTTCTTTTCTATAACCCATACACTCTTGAAAGTACCATACACTTCTGTACGTGCCACTCAGTTCTTTTCTATAACCCACACAGTTCAAGAGCCACCCAGTTCAAAAGCAATTCCCTTCCCCGAAGTTGGTTCTGTTATCCTCCATCCTTCGCGCAACTCCCCAAAACACCGCTGTACCTGTGGGCGGGTAGCATACGGCAAGCACCACGTTGGGCATCGTAGCATGGGATGGGACGTGAGTACACTCGCTGGACTCGCAACCGTCCCAAAAGTTCCATTGGGGGAAGAACGCCCCCAACGGCACTTTTGGTAAACAGTTGCGGCCAGCGCCCACCCATGCATCGTTATGCCCCGTGGTTGCTTTTGCCGTTTGCTTCCGCCTTCAGGTTCTTGCGTGTGGGTTTTTGGGTGGGGGTTTTCTTGTGCTACGGAGCGGGCGCGTAAGGACAGGTTCGCTTCTTCCCGCCCTGAAAGTTGTCGCGGTCTCCCAGGCATTTCTCTCCCCCAAGCCAATCCAACTCCCTGCCGTTTCCGTTCCATTTTCTTTGGTTTTGCGTGTTGGGTTTTTGGGTCAATTTTGTCCGCTTTGTCATGTCTTTTTGGTGTCATTTGTCATGCTATTTTTGCTTGCTTTTTCTTCCCTCTTCTGTTATCATGTGGGCATGTTCAATCATCCGTTCCCCAAAGGCAAGGTCTCCATGTCTCACCCTCTCCCCTTCTCCCTTCCCGCTGATGCGTCCGTTCTCGTTGGCGGCTCGCGCGCCCTGGTCGCGGGTTCTCCCGCCTGGGTTGCGTGTCAGTCGTTCTCGCAGGCTTGCACTCATGCCGTCCATGTCGGCTGTGCCACTGGCGCAGATCAGGCGGCTGTGCTGGCGTTGGGGTTTGATCCCCACCCCTATTCCAGCCATGTTTTCGCCGCATTCGCCCCGTCAGGGGCAGGTGCTTTTGGCGGTTCGGCGGTTTCCACCGTTCAGCGTTTCGCGTCCCTCGGCGGGTCTGTGTCCTGGCTGGCTGGCGGCTCGTTGTCCGTGCCTCTGGTCGCTCGTCTCATGGCTCGTTCGGTTGCCGCCCTCGCTGGCTGTTCTGCCGCCGTGTTTTTTGCGCCTGGTGTCGGCTCGCTCAAGGTCGCTCGTCATGCTCTGCGCGCTGGCATCCCTGTTCTGGTGTCATGCGTCGGCTTGTCATCCGCGCCCGTTTTGGCCGTCCCGTCCGTTCTGGTCTCGTGGCTCGGGCAGTCGTTTTGGTTGTTCGCTCCGCCCGTTCAGGGCGCGCTCTTTTAGCGGTCGCGTTCTGGTTTTAGTGCATGGGTTGCCATGCACTAAAACCAGGGCAGGACTAAGTACAGGCTTCGGTAATTGCTTAGTCTGGACGGTGTGGAGTACCACCCGCCAGACACGCAAAATAATACATTTTCAAAACCCGTCCTCGAGGGGCGGGTACACAAAAAAGGAGAGTTTCCACATGGTTAATAATACAGTTCGTCTCATGGCATGGGTAACAAGCCCCGACCACAAACAAACATATCACGCGGAAATTTACAGCGCCGATGGGAACACGCGCACCGCATACGTTTTGCCCCCCGATGATCTCTGTACACACGCCGTCCCATTCTCCGCCCTGCAATCTGTCGCACTCTACGAAGGCAATCGCGTCCTCCAGGCATTCGGCAGACCGCCCGCGGCCAGCGTCCCCGCCTGGGTGCAGTACCAGGAGGTGGAAGCATGAACGCCGAGCACATCCCCTACTTCGAGAAGACATATTGTGATGATTGCATTGATGTCCACTGGGTCGAAGTCATCCGCTACGGAAAAATAATCTGTCACGGACAAGACTACTTCCCGAAGAACACACCCACGCAATACATCCGCCGTTCGGGGCGCGGGTTTGAAGTCGTCCCGATCTCGCAACCGATACCGCTACCGCTGGACTGGCAGATGGCGATGCAACTCGCGAACGAACGTGAGTCCGCGATTGATGTAAACCAGGATTGGTAAAAAATGGATACAAATGCACTGCTCGAATACTATAAGAAAATCGGAAAGATGACAGCCGCCGAACTCACAGACCTTTGGGAAGAGACCGACTGCGAAACGTTCAACGAGATGCTCGAAGTCCTGCCCCCAGCCCGCTGGAAAGATGGCGCTTTCATGGTTGGCGAATGTGTCACACATAGCGAAGCCGGCGCGCTGTATGATGCTTATGTCGAAGTTGATGGTCGTTTCTTCTGGCGACCTGCCCCTATCCACAGTTTTGACCCCGCTCAATACAAGCGGGAAGTCCGTGCCAAGTTTGCAAATTCTAATTAAGGAGAAATTCCATGTCCACCCCACTTTCCCCCACCGAGCAATTCCGCGCCGATATGATGGCGCTCCTCGATCAAATGCGTTCAGAGATCGAGCAGATGCACGCCGAAATCACACAGATCCGCGACGGTCTCACTCACGCGGCCACCGCCCCCGACATCCGCCCGCTGAGCGGACAGACTAAATCATTTCTAGCCGTCGCCATCGTCCATGGCATTGACGACAACGGCAAAGAGTTTTACAAGATGCGCGGCGGACCATACAGCCAAAAGGGAGTCCGAGTCTGGCCCGAAGTCCTGCCCGTGCTAGGACTGGACGCCGCCACACTCGCGCATGGCGTGACCCAACTGGAAAAGCCGATCAACGTCCTGGTAGAGATGCACGACTACTACGACAAGGACACCAAAGAGACACGCGTCACACCGTATAAAATCATTGGCCTGGCGTGATGTTTCAGTAATTTTCCAACGCCCTCGGCGTGGTGGCCGAGGGCGGCCAACTCTCAATTCAACCACGCGCGAAACACAATCCGTTCCCCCCAACCAAAAAACCCTGTCAATTACGGCAGGGTTTCTCTTATTTCCTGAAAGTTTTCGCGCGTCCTGGCGTCCCGCCAGCGCTTTCAGCGTCCAAACCCGACGCCTGCCACCGTCACCGACAGCACGTGCGCGGGCCAGCCGACTCCACCGCTGAACAATGATTCGTAGACCCTGCGGTATCCCCCCTGAACCGCGCCCCCCAGCAGACTCCTCGGCACGCCGCCGAAACTTTCATCTCCCACCCCAAAGGCTGTAACTTGCTGGCTTTCCATCGTGACTACTCGACCGTGACCCCTCCTGGCACAGTCACACGAACTCAGTCACGCCGCCTGCGCTGCATCCGCTTCCTACAACCCGCCCCCGCCATCACCTGCTTACCTGTAACTGTACGACCACACCCGCACGCGCACAGCCGCAAGCCGTGTGACACCTTGCGCTCCGCTATCGCACGTGCAATCACGCGCGCCATCGGCACCGGGACTCCGTTCCCCACCGCACGATACTTTGCAGAGACGCTCATCTCAACATCGAAATCTCGCGGCAATCCCTGCGCTTCGCAAAAATCAGGCCAGCCACGCCGATCCGTCCGCTCACCTTCCGAAGCCAACGCAATCGCCAGCGGACTCCCCACAGGCGCACGCCGTTCAGGAGAGATAACAGACCCGTCCAGCGAGCCGAACTGAAAATGTCGCAGGCGCACCTGCCGCAGGCCACACTCCCGCGCGTTCAGGTCGAGACGTTGAACCGCGTAACCTTCCACTCTCGCATCCGGCACCGTGGGAACATTCTCCAACAACCACCACGCCGGCCAGCACTCTGCCACTACACGCTCGAACTCGTGAAGCATTTCAAGGCTATATCCCCCAGGCCTCCGATTCGCGCGGCTGAAATCCTGGCACGGACTCCCCCCGATCACGCCATCGAACCGACCACGTGGCGCGTGGAACGTTCGAATATCGCCGCCCCAAACCAAATCGGGACCGCGCACAACGCAAAAACCTTCGGCCTCGAAGCCGCGGCCGAGCAAATCAATACCGGGAAAAAGGGACAACACAAGTTCCATGCCCCCATCCTACAACAAAACCCGTGACTTGTCAAACGATTCGTGACCAGGCCAGGTCACACAGCGGTCGAGAAGTCACAGACAATGATTCGTAGACCCTGCGGTATCCCCCTGAAATGCAAGAGCAAGTTCAAAACCAAAAATTATCCGACCTTCAAAAGTCCCCCTGAAATACAAGAGCAATACGCGCGCTGACGAGTTTTCCCACCAACGCCGAGTAATCCACCAATGTAACCGTCCCCTTCTGGCTACACGCTGATATTTTTATATCTTCGTAACCGTGGCTCGAAGAGTACGATTGTAGTAAGTGCAGATAAAGCCATCTGGAATTTGTATCCAGCGGTTGCCGTCTATGTCTGTGGTCTCAGTATGTTCGGTGATGAAGGTCTCGGCGTTCTTGGCAGTTCTGATGACGTTATTTCCGATGGCGGGTTGACGGCGGATATTGGCTCCGCTCCAAATGATAACTGCTTTGTAGAGAATAGCGGGGGGATCGGGGGCGCGTTCGCTCTCGTCGGCGTGAATGTCGCCGAGTAATCTTGTCCATTGTGCGGCGGTTAGGTTGGGGAAGTTGTTGTCCATTAGTTACCTATTCTGATACTTACTATGTTTGAATAGCCTGTTGTGCCGGTTGTTATGGCTGATTGGTAAAAAGTCAGCGGTGTTCCGACGCCATTGCGCGATGCCTGAACAATAATTTCCCTGAATGCGGTGACAGTTACAAAACACACCAGCGTTACGCAAGCCTGTGAGTTTTGCGTATTGGTGTTTGTATAAACTATCATGCGTTCGGAGTACGGTATTGCGGTGAGTTCGGTGATGTTCCACAAACGGGTGGTCAGCCACCAGCCCGAACCTGCATTGCCGCGCAACGCGCCGCGCACGGTTGCTATCACGAGATGAGTTCCAGCATTGAGCCAAAGGGATAGGTTTGTGCTTTGCCATAAGCCAGGGTCAAGAGTAAGGTTGTTGTTTGCTGACATCAGGATGTCGTCATGGTCGAGAAAAAGCTGGTGTCGTAGATCGCTGAAACTTATGTCTTGCGCTGGACCGGTTCCTTCGTCAACGATACGCCCCTTTACAGTATTGTATGCACAGACAAGTTTAGCGTTGGTTACTGCGCCATCTACAATGCCGCCTGTTGGTATTTGTGCGCCATCTCCGCCGCTGTGATCGTGGCTGTTGCCATTGGTGACGCCACTGGAAAGGGATGCGTAAACAGAGTCAAGTGACGACCTGAGAAGTGACACGAATTGCGCGATAGTTTTCTTGATCCAATTCCCTGCACCGTCGCCGACCTGGATATCATTAGCCGCGGTGGTGGCAGGTGGGAAATAGAGATATAAATCATCGACTGCTTCGGCAAGGGCTTGTAGATTGTTGACTGACGGGGTAAGGTTGCCATCAAAGCTGGTGGAAACCAATGGTGTGTAGGCCGCTACGCGCTCGATGGTGGACGGTAAGGCTCCGCCTTCTGTGCTGGTGAACATGGCAATGGACGTGATTTCCTGATACCAAGTGGGGGACTTGGACAAGTGCAAATGCTCGGAGATTTGCATCATGGCGTCAATGGTTTGGCCTGGGTCTACGGACCAGTAAGGTGTGAAATGGACTTTGTCGCTGTCGGTGATGTCGAGGCGGATGGGCGCTTTCAATAGATAGATTTTGTAGAAAGCGTCGGCGCGTGTGGCAGGCGGGTCGTCTGTGCTTTCGAGATAGCCGAGATGCCATTGCGGAAGTAACTCGTCTCCGCTGGTGTGCATTTCTGCGTTCTCATCACGCCAGAAAAAATGAACTTCTGATTTTCTGCGGTCAATGTAGCACGCTGGCCCGTCCTGGTATGAAAGTGCAAAGTCCGCTTCCGATGATCCGTCATCAAGATTATAGAAGATGAGATTATTGGGACTTTCCTCGTAGACCAAGATACAGTATTTTTGGCGGATGAAATTCTCAAACAATTCAGCACGATTGAGTGAAAGCGTTTTTCCGTATGGCAGGAATTTGTAACCAAGCCAGGGGGCGTCTGCGTTTTTGAAGATGGCTGTTTTTCCGATGGCGGTACAAAAGGCGGTGATGACGTTTTCATAAGTTTCATCGCCTGCGATCGAGACTTTGATATTTGGAAAGCTGCTGCCTTCGAGGAGAATTTCGCCGTAACTCTCTTTGTAGTTTCGGACGTGCATCAAACCGCTTTGGATGGTGTACTCCACGCCATCCAATTTGACGCCGCGCTCGATGATGAAGACTGTGAAATCACTCACGGTGTAATCGTTGGCGGTGATCAATGTCGCTTTTGATTGGGTGTTGTAGAGATCGAAGTCCTTGCATACCCAAGTGTATTCGGGGACGGTCGGCGCGGCGTTGTAGGCGTCCGCGTCGGCCCAGGTGAGTACGCGGATAATGACTTCGCCCTGCTGGTTGGCGAGTGCGGCTTCGAGAATGGGATCAATGGAACGTGACATTAGGTACCCCGCATGCTGCGCATTAGAATCTAACTGCTGGTATGGTGTAAGGCGAATGAGAAAGAGTTGCCCCCGCTTTGATGGCGGGTGTCAGTTTTCTAAAAAGGTTGAGGTGTTGATTAGCGGTTTTTTCAAGTGCCGCTTGCACGCCCTCCTGAAGATTGATGCTCTCGCTTTTATCAATGGAGCGGCTGAGTAAGGCATATCCCGCCGCGCCGATGCAGAAGGCTTCAAAGTCCCCAATCAAAATAGTGGTTACACCGCCATCATCCAAATTCAGGATGGTATTGGACGCGGAATATTTTATGTTAAGCGACGTGCCGGCAGTGATGGCGGGATCGGTCTCGAATTGCCATTGACCGTCCACGTATTCAGGCAGGAACGCAATCTCGTTATCACGACTCGGGTCGTCGTCATACTCCTCCACACCTAGAATATCAATCGGCTGGAAATCCACATCGAGTACTTGCCTGCGCAAGCCGTCCGCTTCGTGAACCTGAACCGATTTTGCAGGGCGGCGGGAATCGTAATCGGCCAACGCCTGGCGGACGGCCTGGGTCAACTCGGTGGTATCGAATTTGCCGTAAGATGGATCAGCCAGAATTTGCGCGGTTTTTGTGAGAAAGTCGGTGAGCGTAGTCATGGGAAAACGGCCTTTCTACGCATTTATTATGACCTATGCAGTAGATTACTCGGATTTGATAATTGCGTGCGTCCTTGCCCCTGATAATTCGATTATCAGGGGCTTGGGGAGAAGGGGCGCGAACCGCTTTTCAGGCAATTTCAGACTTGGTGAGCAGGCGCAGGATGAGATTGATCACGCCAACCGCCAACAACACGATTTCCTGTGTGGTAGCGCTCGGCTCGAAGGTGTCCCATCCAAACAGGGCCGCGACTGCAACCAGGATGGTAAGCAGGTTGAACCAAAGGGTCTTGGACTGGTAGAAGGGTTTCATGATGTCCTTTCATTTCCCCGCTGACTTGCGCCAGCGAGGAAATTCTTGAAGATGGGACTATCCAACATCCCAATATTTCACGACCGCGCCCAGGAACTCGAGCACAGAAGTAGCGGCACAGACCGCGGTCAACTGCAACACGTACTCGTCTTCATCGTCAATCCAGATGCCCGGATTGGACGTGGGCGAGTTGGGCGTGATGGTCATGCGGTGCTGGTCAACGTCCACACGTTCGGCGGCGGAATCGTGACCGGTATCGTAATCCCACGTTGTGATGGCAGTCACGGTGGCCGCCGCGCCATCCTCGCCGCGCGTGATCTTGTTCAGCACGGCGGTCAGCGTGGTCAACGCGGCAACGGTGATCTCGAAGTCCACCGAGATGGACTTGATCAGACTGCCCGCGTTGCCTTTGGCGTTGGACGGCAAATCAATCGGGATGCTGATGACAGACGTTTCCGCACCGGCAGTCTTACGATGCGCGATTGTGCCTGCCACCGGTCCGGCGGTCATTGCCCAGGTGCCGGTCACGTAGTGAAATTTGTTGGCGGGAATCCACTTGTAGAAGTTGTGGTTATTGCGGGACATGACTTACTCCTTTTTTCCGGCGTGTTTTTTAGCCTTCGCCGTCAGCGCTTCTAAGGCCGCCGCGCTGGCCGCTTCTTCTGCGTGCAATTTCAGCGCGACTTCATCGACGGCGGTTTGCAATTGCGCGTCGGTCATGGTCAATTTCTGACCGTTAGACAGGACGAAAGTCACAGACTTGTCTTCCTGTTCACGAAAGTCAACGACAATCGCTTTGCGAGTCGTGGCAAAGGCTTGCAAGAGTTTGACGTTCATCGTTTCACCTATGCCACGTTGGATTTGACGATGGCGCGCCAGTTAGCAAGGCCTTTCGCCAGGAAGTGGCGTACTTTGACGCGCGAGGCATCGTTCTCGAACATGGCCGCGTCGGTTTCATTGCCAGCAATGAACACTTCGGGCGCGAGGCCGAAGCGATGACCGAGCATGATGGACGGGAACATTTCTTTCGGCGCGATGGAGACGTAGTCGGTCTCGTCTGTGAACTCGGGGCAGACGATGGGTTCGCAACGGCGGAAGTTGATGTTTTTGCTGTGCTTGTTGTCGGTCGTCAACCACTCGTTTTTGAACAGGTCGTAGGCCGTGTCCGAGAGAATTTCTGGGATGACGACATACTTCGGATAGACGGCCTGTTTCTTGCCAGTGCCGAGCAAGTCCTGGGAAACAAGCATGGGCTGGTTGTACATCTTCGTGCGGATGGCTTTGAAAGCGGTGGCGTCCAGTGCGGCGGTGAGCAGGTTGGCGTGTCCGCCGAGGGTGGTAAGGGCGGTGGCGTTGAAAGCATAGCCGGTATCTGCGCAGAGCGGACCCGCTCCGCTGTTCATGGTGAACAGCGCGGCGATCTGTTCGGAGACGTTACGACGCGCGGCGAAAGCGATCTCTTTCGGCGCTTTGCGAATCTTGCCAGTGTTGTCACGGTCGAGCAATTCGAGCGTGAATTCCAGGTAGCCGCCGTATTTCACGAAGGCCGACACTTCGCCGACATCGCCCATCTTCAATTCGCTGTACTCTTCGCCTTCGCCAACTTCGGGCAGGCTGGCAATCGTGCCGACCACCATCCAGGTGACATCGTTGAGACTGTCGAACTTTTCGATGGTGGTAAAGGCTTCCCACCAGCCATAGGCTTCGGCCAGGCTGTCCCAGGCGTTCACGATGGCTTTGTTGAGGGCGTTCTTCACCAGGTAGGGGAAGTTGAGCGTGGTGCTAGAAAAGGCCGGGTTGCGTTGAGACGGGAAGATGCCGCCGTGGAAGTCAATGTCACCGGTCAGGCCAAGATAGAGTTCCTTGATGCCCGACAAGCGCGCGGCCTTCAACGACTCTTTGCCCGTGTCACGCGGCGCGCCGAGCAGGTCATCCACGGCGGCCTGCAGGTGCTCGTCGCTGTTGAACATCGAGCGGATACGGACTCCGCCATCCGAAACAGCGCCACTGCCCATGATGGCGCTGATCTCCTCGCGCGCGCCGTCAATGGTCGTTTGCAATTCGGCGGCTTCAAAGACCTTATCTTTGAATTGCGCGCGGATGCGCTTCTCGGTGGGCTCGGGCAGGTTGGCAACCTGCAAGGCGGCATTGAGCAGGATACCGCACTGTTGGGCGAGGATTGCGTTAGACTTCGCCATCTGCTCATCGGCGATCTTCTGAGCGTCGGTCACCTGGAGAAAAGACTCCATGGCGGCAACGTTCTTTTTGAGACGGTCGTTCAGGGCGGCATCTTCAACAGGGTGCGAAGCATCGCCGCCGTCACCGTCAGGGCTGAAATTGAACAAAGATTTTCGTAACATTGGATCGCTCCTGATTGTGCTGAGTTGGGAAATGATTTGAGTGCCGTCTATGGCCGGCGCGTTGACCGCGCTTGTCTCCTTGCCTTTGGGATTAACATAGATCAGGTTACATACTTCCTCCTTGCCATTAGATTTATACTTCTGCCCCGGGTTGTGCGTACACCCAAACCACGATGTTCCGCAGATGGAGCAGTCAATATCATCGAAGTGCCACGAGATGGAAAAGCGGTCTATGCGGCCTTCCACGTAATCAGTCATGCCCTTGCGAGTGGTCAGGCGAATTTTCTGAATGAAACTGCCGGCTTCGAGCTGTGACTCTTTGACAACGCCATCACGTGAGTCCAGGTTGTAGAAGTCGTGGTCGCGCAGGAACGGCATGTTTACGTATGAAGCGGCCAGCGCAGGTAAATCCTTTTCGTAAAAGGTCATATGATTACGATTATCCACAAAGCGATAAACATTCGCAACGAACTCGATGAATTCCAGCGCGCCGCTTTCGATGTCGGCCAGCATTTGTACCCTGTTCGTGACGGCAGGCGGCGCGGTATACAGGACTTCGGAAAACATGGCAATTGGTTCTGTCTTTTTCATTCCTCATTCTCCTCGACTGGCTTCGGTTCTGGATCGGCTGGCGCGGTGTCTGGTGCGGCGGGCACATTTGCAATGATGGCGTCAGGATTTGGCAGTTTCTCTGGCGGCGTCTCAGCCAGGAAACGATAGACCAAGCGGATAAATTCTTCGTAGGTCACAATCCTGGCATTGTAGAGCGGCATGAAGGCTGTCACGATACGCTGGACACCGAGGGCAAGGTTGGCGTTATCTTTCTCGGTGATGTCGGGATATTCGATCTCAAATGTAATATCACCGTAGCCGGAAGGAGCAAAAATTTCCCACGAGACTTCGAGCACGCGCTGAATGGCTTTGACAATAAATTTCTGGCGTGACTTGAAACGTTTGAACGTGGGTGTACCGGCCGCTTCAGCAGTGGTGCGAGTGGAACCTTCGGATTCGGCCAGGTAGTGCATTGGCACTTGAAAGCCGATGGCAATCATGCGCTTAATAGACAGGCCGTCCTTCTCTGCATCCTGGGCATCCAGGGCGGGCGCTTTCGTTTCCCATTCTTCATCCGGGTCAACGTACATGATCGAGCCTGGCTTGGGTTGTGGCGCGGTCTTGATGTAGGCTTCTTTTTCTGTATTGTTGGCGAAAGCCTTCTTGACGATCCACGAAAAGAGAGAACGGAAATAATTGAGCGTAGCACGATCTTGTAGCCATTGCTGATACAACCCGATCCAATAAACTACTGAAGCCAGGTCGGATTCTCCGAAGACACTTCCCACTGGTCGATTAAGTGGGAAATGAAGCATGAATTCCGTGCCCGCCTTCATCCCTTTCTGATAGGCCGGAAAACCTTCGCCTTCGATTGCGCCGGTCTGGAAAAACTCAGGCTGACGGTAATCATTGCTTTTGGTCACAATCTGTTGTATGCCTTCAGCTGGAAAGCCGCGCCAGTAGGTCATGCCGCCCGCGTCAGACTTGCCAACGAGGAACAAGTCACCCCCGCGCCAGGTCTCGTTACACCATTCAGGGATCTGCGCTTCGAAGTCGTTGAGCGGATCACTGGTCAGGCGTTTTACGAATTTATTTGCGCGCTTGTTTGTAGACTTGAATACCAGTCCGTCACCGATCACAAATTCAGTGGTGATTTCCACCAAACGCTTTGCGATTGGGTTTGAGCGCCAGGCATTGAAGCATTGCGTCAATAAATCAGAGCGCGACCAGTTGGCGCGGTCACGGAACATGCTTTTCCAAACCGATGCCCCTTTCGTGATAGTGCTTTCGGTTTCTGCCACAGACAACGCATTTGTAACCGTTCGGATTGTTTTCTTGAAAAATCTAGCGAACATTGACGCGCTCCTGGTTGGTAATCACCTGCACTGCTTTTGTAGAAACGATCCACTCCAATTTATCCAACTCAATCACCAGGCTATCCGCCAGCAACCAGTCATCGTGTACCAGCAGTCCCGTAGACTGGTCGCGCGTCCCGTCCTTCACGCCCCATCGCATGGTCTTCGCCGGCCCCGGCAATATCTCGCTCTGGCATTTCTCGTACTGCATCCGCACTTCTTCGGTGCGCGCGCAGTCCCGAAAGCGTCCCGTTTCCACCACGCCCAGATAAGCGTAGCCGATCTCACTTTTCACCTGCTGAGAAAACTTGACCGCAATGACTCGAGTCGGGTATTTCTTGACAAGCATGCCCCACAACCCCTCCCCCACCCCGGTTGCATCAATGACAATATGCTGAATGTTCCAGGCATCTATCAACGCGCACAATCCACCGAACACATTCACGTGATTCACGCCTTGCGATGACGTGCGATTCACACACCGATAGATCGGGGCTTGCAATGTCGCCAGGCTGGACAGATCCACGTCATGGATGTCCGCGGTCACGTAATCGCGCCCCGGGTTGCCCATGCCATCCAGATTCATCAGGGCTTCATCCTGCCCGCCCACGTCAACCGTCATGGCGTAAATACGACCCGCTATCGGCTCCGCTTGCGCCGGTTGGTCGCCAAGCATGAGCGCCAAACGACGGGCAGGAAACATGCCAGTTTTGGCATCAATCAATTCGTTGAAGTACTGACTCTTGATCAGCGGATGTTGCCGCCCGAGTTTCAGGATTTCCGAATCCACGTATTTTCCATACCATGGATTGCTCTTACGCACCTGATCCGCGTCCACCATAAACACGCGCCGCCTGCCATCCCTCTTTTGAAGTTCAAGGGCAATCTTCAATTCACGTTCGAGCAACGTACCATCAACCCAGCGCGTGCCACTCAAAACTTTCGTAGCGTTCTCATTGGCGCCCATCGGCGAGAATTTTCCGTCCCAAATTCCCGCGCCGATGTCCTGGGCTTCGTTGCCCACGATTAGGCGGCCAGTCGCGCTGACCACGTTGGCAGTCGGCTCTGCGCTAAAGTAACTCATGCGCGCCGCTCCAAGTCGGAAGATGTATCCCGCCGTGCGCCCCAACTTCTTCCCGAAATTCATGCCGCGCTTTTTCAACCGCTCCATGGCGGTAATCGTCTGCGGTTTGAATGTCGGTTGCGCGCACACCATCTCGATTCCCCACTCGAAAAAACGGAACATCAAAAACAAAAAAGTCAATGCCAGCATTTCGTCTTTGCCCGATTGTCTCGAAAAAATGACCACAATCGTCAGGCCGTCGCGCGCAAAGACCGAATCGATGATCGCTTGCGCCGCTTCGACCTGGTACGGACGCAGGATCACACCAATGTACCTTCTCGCAAAATGCCGGACATTCGTCGCGGCTTCGCGGATATGTCGTTTGGCGGTCTTCGTGAGTTCCATCAACGTATAACATTTTGCTTATCATTCGCGGCCCTGACCGCTTCAATCAGACTGGTAAAAACAATGTTCTCAGTCTGGCGTTTGTCCACATTACGAAACTTCATCCCAGCGATGATCTCTGTCCAATGACGACAGGCATAATCCCAACCAAGCTTGTCTTTTGGATCTATGCAATCCTTGCATTCTGTCAGCGCGTTTGCCAGTCTCGCTCTTGCCAATGCGAGCTCATCCTTTGTGTCTTCATCCGACATTCCAGCCATATCTTCCTCATCATCGACGGCGATGACGCGGGAGTAAATGCCGTGTTTGAATGCGTTCTTGTTGCCTTTCCTAGCGGCCATTAGATTAGATACCTATCAAAGTTTTCAAGAGAACGATTGCAGATAACGATCCCCCACCGATGGATAACGCCATAACCAGGTTAAATTTTGTAGCCACCTCTTCAACCAGGCGGATACGTTTCTCATGGTCGTCTTTGACATCTTCAAGCGACGACAAACGAATATCCACCAGTTCGGCGTGATATTTATTGCGCTCAGAGCGCGTGGCTGTGAGTTCATCTTCGAGTTGTTGAATGCGATCATCTGAGTTTGGCAATGCGACTCCATTATGGGAGAGTCCCGCAACCCAATTAAAAGACTGGCCGTCCGCGTTGGGTTGCGGGACGGCCTCGCACACTGTAGCATAAATAAATTACAAAGTCAATATGTCCTAGTGGTTTCATGGACTTTTAGTTAACTAAAATCCCCCGCTCTCCTGTGCGGGGGATAAACTTGGCAAACTATGAGATATGCGGCGGCGTTTGACCGTCCGCATCATTGAGAGTTGGCAGGAACGGCACAAAGCCGGTCAGGTAAAAATTTCTCCCATGCTCATCCTGACTCCGACGCGGCGTGCTAATCGGAACCGGATACGGCCAGTAATCCAAACAAGTATTCCATTCCCGAAAGGACGGTGTCACCTTCTGGCGGCCAATGATGAACTTGAATTTATTCGTGCCGTTGAATACCAGCCATAGATGCAAGCCGTTTAATAACTTGGTGTGAACAGGTACATTTGTGACCTGGGCGAGATTGATCAACTTTTGGATTTGGTCTGTCAGGGACATAGTATCTCCTTTTGAAAAGCGAGTGTTGCTTCTTCTGATTTTTTTTCGATATACGCCATCAACATAATCTTCCGGCGTTCTTCCTTCGTCAGATGCCGCCACCAATTGAGATACGGCGGCACGGGCGCATCCTGCTTTGTGCCTGGCTTCGCTCGATGTGTCAAGGGTAGGAAGAGTTTTGCGCGAATATCTTTGCTGACAGGTTCCCGGCCCGTCTCGGTCAATACCTGAATGACCCAAAAAACATTGACATTTTGAGCTTTTGCAACAGCCTGGTAGGATTTGAGTTTCTTGTGCAGGCGTTGGAGTTTGCGCGGCGCAGTCATTTGAGTAATCCCATCATGGTTTTGCCCAGCCATTCCGTATACGCTGGCGGGATGGCATCCACGAGTTCGGCTCGGGTCATCCATTCGATGCCCATTGCTTTTTTTGCTTTAGCGATTGGATGCACTGATCCTGTGACGGTAATGAATTTTGCATCTGGATATTTCTTGTCGCCATTGCGTCCGCCGTTGGAAGAGTGATCATAATGGTTGCATAAGGCCGGCGCGAATGTGATTTGCGGATTGCACATAAAAAGCCTGTGCCTGAATACTCGCAACCCGAACATTGTTCCACATAACATGACGTAATTTTGCATTGGCGCCCCAGGCACGTTTTCCAAAATATATGGCCTGTTTGTTTTCCTGAGTGCATCAAGCGTGACTTGTAGTAGATCAGGGTGATCTTCTTTGCGTCCAGTTATCCGCGAATATCTCTGACATGGCGGGCTTGCATGAATAATATCGAATTCTTGATAATGCTTTGCAAGATATTCGAACGCATCTGCCAAGTGGAACTCAAAGGGATAATGCGGTTGAGGCTCTTTATCCACGCCCACAACCTCGAAGCCTGCGCGGTGATAGCCTTCCCCTGCTCCGCCCGCGCCACAGAATAAATCGAGTAGCCTTAAATTTCTCATTTGCACAACTCCAGATATTTCGAGCGGACGTACCCCTGCCCCACCCATGTCCAGTCGGCACCGAGGGCGGCGACGTGAATTTCATTGCCTTCGTACAGCCAGGACAAGACGCGGGATGACTCGCTTGGATGGGTGCGAATGTAAAGGTCAGTCTGCGCGCGCAGGCAGATTGTCTCATCAGGGGCGGCCACAGATGGCGTCCAGACTGCGCCTGAGTAAGCCTCCGTGACGGTTGGCGTGAGCGTGGACGTGGGCGCAATCATGGCCGCACTTGTGACGCACGCAATTTGCGTCAGGGCTATGAATAGGAAAAGTTTATGTAATATCATGTTTACCTTGTTAGTATGTCGTAGTAGGGGGCTGTGGATATGTGGATAACTTTTGGTCTGCGAGTAGAAATCATTTCGCCTTTCCATTTTCACGAGAGAAATTTACTATCATTTTATCCACAGCCACCTGTGGATAACTTTGTGATTTATCCACATACACTGTGGATAACTTTTTACTTTGGCCTGTACTGTCTGGTTTTACTTGTCCGCCCTGTGGATAACTTGGCAGTTATCCACAGGGCTGTGCATAACTTTGACAGCATTTAACTCTTGCTCTCGTAGTTTAGGTAGTACTCTCGTTCTGAACTGTGGATAACTCGCGTTTGCTTGTGAGAAAATCTACTGGCTCGGGCAGGTTGTCCCAGGCTTCCTGAAGCGCTTTCCAGCCGGCTTCGCTCGTATACCAGGGATTGATCAGCCAGGGGTCACGACTTCCGATCTGATTGGCGAGTTGAATCAAGACAGCTCCTTCGTCCCTGGTGTAGTCGGTGGCTCCAAAGACAGAAAGCTTAGGTGTTTGCAGGTGGCCGGCGGCGTGGGCGTAAGTGTTGCGCGTGTCTTCACTCATCGTTTTGATTTGTAACCGACATTCAAAATGATGTTTGTAGTTGTCAGCGCGCTGTTCGTAAATGCGCCGAATGTTCTCTTTTACAGATTTGCGCGGCATCTCACACCACCCTCAGGTATTCTGGTTTCGCCATCTCTACTTCAAGTACAGAAAACGGCGGACAGGCAGAAAAGGGCAGGCCCGCGTCCACACATGCGCGCGCTGTAGCATACGTGCAGGCCGTGGCTTCGTCAGGCGCGCTGACGATATACCTGAGCGGAACGTTGACGCGATCATCAATCACTATGACATGGTAGATTTGCATGGTTTCTCCTATTACACTTCGATTGTCACAGAGCGTTCCGTGACATTTAGCCGTGACAGACGCTTGCGGTGGGCGTCGTTCTTGGTGGTCTTGTTCGGGAAGGTGGTCTGAAACGTTTCACCACATCCGCAAGCGCAGAGCCTGGTGATCACGGGGCGATGCTTACGACTGAACTTCTCCGTCGGGACGAAAGGAGTTGCCGGCTTCGGCCTCCTTTCGCATGAATAACTGATCAGCCAGTGCAGGAGCAGGCTGGGATGCATTGATCAAGTCTTTGCCTGTATTCTCGCGATAGGCTTCTCCGATCAGGTCGGCATCATCGCCCATCGCATCCAGTTCCTTCGCGATTTCTTTCACGGCCAGAATATCTTTCTTGGCGTCATCGAATTGCTGGCGTTGACGTTCACGGTAGGCCATATTGGAGTTTACTTTCATGGCGGTTTGGTGACCTTCGTCCATGAAGAAGTAGATGCCCCATAAAACACCGTGAATACCTGCAACACCGACCAGCGAGATAACAATACCCACCTCAAGCGAGAGAGTGGGAAGCAGGCCAACAATGTTGGTCACGTTGACGATGCCCGCCAGGACGCCGATAGCAACGGTGGAAACAATAGCCAGGACGCCGCCACCGATGGCGATATTCTTTTGCGATCTGTCAGCATGAGCATTAGTAAACAGGTTTTCATGCAGGAGCAGGGCTAGAAAACCAGCCAGAAAGGTCATCACGCCGTACATGACGTTGGTCAGGATGGCAACAGTCACAGCAGAAACGAAATCAAGAAAGAACATCGTAGCGTTGAAGCCTACGGATGCAATCCACAATTTATTGTGGGGACGTTTCTCTTTCTGCGCCTGGGCAGGCTTGCGTAACAAGCCTTTGATACGTTCGTTCATAATGTCCTTGATGGACTGATCTTGTGCGTTCATTGTGGAAACTCTCCTTTGATTAGTTTTTCGATTTCAGTAGGAACAGGGTGACTCCTGATCATCCGAAGTCGCTTGTCTTTTTCCAGTGCGTAGATATGAAACCGTACCGCGCTGGTAGACTTCAAGCCGACTTCTTTCATCAGGTCACGAATGACTGGCGGGATGGCATTCTCCCGCCAGAATTTCAGGATCGCGATAAAGACTCTCTCGCGTGTGGTCATTTGGGTTTGGGGGCGGGGGCTGGCTTCGGGCGGATGTTGCCCGTGCCTTTTCCAGTCGGCATCTTCGGGTTCGTGCCGGGACGGATGACAGCGGTAACGTGCGGAATTTTCTTGAACTTGCCGTTGGTCATAGGAATGGTAGCCATGTGGAAACTCTCCTTTTGAATTGAAAATACTTGGATACGATTTGGCAGTGCCAGGCAGAAATTGATTGTTACAAAAATCTCCTTTCGCGATAGAATGTTTGCGGGCGCTCGCCTCTCGCTCTGTGTGGAAACTCTGCTGGCAGGCGAGCGTCTGTTTGTTCCCACGTTTGCGGCGTGAGATGCGTCAACAGGCTGGCGGGATGGCAAGCCTGAATAAGCCTATGGAGATGAAAATTGAATAGGGATGTCGATGAGTTTTTGGCGTCAAGCGGTTACGCCGAAACAACGAAACGTACATATCGAGATGTACTCAATCGCTTCGCGCTTGAATTTCCCCAAATGGATTTGACCGCTTCAGGCCTGCTTTCATTTCTACAAAAGCAGAAGTGGGGGAACGCCCGTCAGTGCATGGCATTAGCCGCCTGCCGCTCATTCCTGGCCTGGCGTTATGGAAATTCCCATCCTGCGCTAACTGCCCGCTTAAAACGGATCCTCGGCAAACCGCAAAGAGCGATTGATTTCAAAACCGCTGAAATCTTGCTGGCTTCGTTTGACCGCTTTACTGCCGTCGGCGCCCGGGACCTGGCTCTCTGCGCGCTGGCATTAGATACTGGTTTACGTGCGTCTGAGTTGTGCCGTCTTCAACAAGCCGACACAGACACGGAACGATGTGTGCTTCAAGTCCTGGTGAAAGGCGGTCAGTATCGGGCGGCGGTCTTTTCGTCTGAGACGGCGGCTCATATCAAATATTGGAAAGAGTATCGAAAGAATTTGTTTCCGCGTGGTTTTCTTTTTGTGGCGGTGCGAAAGTGCAAGGGTCAGGGTTTGACTCCCGAAGGTCTCAATACAATTGTTCACCTTTGGGGTGAACGGATCGGGATCAAACTTTCACCCCATGATTTCCGCCGTTCATTCGCAACAATGGCAACCGTCTGCGGCGCGCCTGAACGTGTACTCATGGAAGGGGGACGCTGGTCGCATTCCGATATGATTATCAGGTATACGCGGACTTTGAAGCTCGAAGCAATGCGAGATTACCTGCCCATGAAGCGGCTCAAATAAATACTTGGGAACGCTTGCTTCCCAAGCAAGATATCGTCGGTTCGAGTCCGATCACCCGCTCTGTCCCTATTCGATTGTTAAGGTGCTACAGTCACCTTGCGACGTTTAGGGCCGTCGCTCCCGCTCTCGTGTTCTCGCATGAGAGCGGGGTTTGTTTTATCTGTGGAAGACGGCGACGATTGCCAGCACTCCCAGCAGGATACCTAATAGGTCAAGCGGCTTTAGTTCTTCGGGTTGGTTTCTTTCCGCGGGCGGAATTCCCCATAGCCAAAGCAAAAACTTCCACACGCGAGACGTAATAAATGCTTTTTGCAGTCGGGTCCAGTTTACGCGCGTTAAGTGTTCCACGTTTAATCATGTTCCTTACTGTCCGCTCAGAGCAGTGCAATTCCTGGGCGGCTTCAGCAGTGGTCATTTCATCGGGGACGGGGATGGCTTTAGTCATATAGGCATTATAGGCAAGTTGGGAAAGGTTGTCAAGGGCAGGGGTTTATTTCATTCTTTTCTGGAAGATGACGAACCGCTTCTCGCGTCGGGTACAGTGGCCGCGTCGCCCCCGCGCAACTCAATCCCTTCCAACGCGCCGGGGATAGGTTCCCAGCGTCATTCCTTGCCGTGCGAAAAGCGCCGCACCGCAAGGTAACTCAATCCCTTCCAGGAAAAACAACTGTCGGTAGTCGTGGGTTCAGCGGGACGGCGGCTGAGTACAGCCCCGCCCGCTCAACCCACGAACACAGTTCCAGCGCGCCGGGGATAGGTTCCCCACGTCGCAGGCTCCACGTGGACGTGGGTACACGGCCACGAAGTTCACGTGCCATGCCGTGGACGTGAGTACACGTCCACGAAGTTCACGTGCCATACCGTGGACGTGGTTGCAATTCATTCCTTGCGCCAGGCTGGACAAGAGCGAGGAGCGGCCAGCCGGCGCAATTCCCTTCTTGCACCACGACCACGAAGTTCACGTGCCATGCCGTGGACGTGGTTGCAATTCATTCCTTGCGCCAGGCTGGACAAGAGCGAGGAGCGGCCAGCCGGCGCAATTCCCTTCTTGCACCACGACCACGAAGTTCACGTGCCATGCCGTGGACGTGAGTACACGTCCACGAAGTTCACGTGCCATGCCGTGGACGTGGGTACACGGCCACGAAGTTCACGTGCCATGCCGTGGACGTGGGTACACGGCCACGAAGTTCACGTGCCATGCCGTGGACGTGGGTACACGTCCACGAAGTTCAC